AGCACCGAGTATAGCACTTGATAACTCAGCTATTAATTCCTCAAAGGCATAGCCAAAATTGTCTAATCTGTCTAAACGGCTTTTATGCCCTGTAGCGTGGCTTAATTCGTGAAATGCTACAGAGTACCAAAGTTCCGTTTCACTTACATTATTAACTTTTTTCCATGATGCCTTATCGCTCATAGAGATATAGTCCTCTGTAGGTGTATAGTAACATTCACCTTTAGTATTAGAAATAATTTTAATATTAGTATTTTTAATATAGCTTTCTATTTCTGGTATTTCTTGCACTTTGCTTTTTGGTTTAGGTGGTGCAGTTGGCTCAACCTTTAGATGTTCTAAGCCTTCCGTTTGGTCTATATTAAAGACACAATACCATTTTCTTTTTTTGAATACTGCCGTTATATCATCGGGGTTTAGGTCATCTTTTTTAACAATATCAAACATTTTAAAAAGATATTGCCCTTTTTCTTTTGCTTTTTGACCTTTGATTATTTTACCCCCTAAGGCTTTTATTTGGTTGTAAGTTCCCCAAAGATTATGTTTGTAGCCGTGTACTTCTTGAAAATGTAAACAAGCCAGAGAATTATATAAGCCGTATGTTCCCCCGTCTATTTTGTTTGATGCTGTCATTGCTTGGCTTAAAGATTTAAAAGGCTTTACCCATTTTGAGGAGGTTTTGCCCTCATCAATTAATTTTAATTGTTTAATAATTCCTGCAAGAATTGGTTTCACGTATAAGTCGGTTTGTTCTTGGTCGGTCATTTTAATATATTTATTCATTGTGATTATATCCATTTAAAAGAATTGATAAGGGCTAATAATTACCCCTTATTTATTGTATTTTGTTATTAGATTATTGATGTATTCGTTGAACTCTTTCCATTGTGAAGAAGTTTTATATGTTATTGGTATATGTGAATTAAATATCTCTTGAATTAATTCGTTAAAATCTCCATTACTTGCTATTATACCGTCAGTATTTAAAATATATCTCACTAGTGCTTGAGCAATACCTTCAAGTTTTTTATCCATGTTATTATCCTTTGTTGATTGTGTTGAGGTGGTAAGCAATCAGCTAAAAAGCTGATTGATATCGGTAAGATGTAGGCGTAGCGTTGCTAGGGTGGTGGGGGGATCTCTGAGAAACTTCAAAGCCTTATCTTATGCCAAGAGCGAATATTTCAAGCCCTTTTTCTCAGCCCAAACTTTTGATATAAAAGTTATAAAATCCTTTTTAATAATTATTTAATACAATTAGTAGACGGCTTATGTCAATCTTTATTACAATTAAATTCATTAAGTTGTGGATAACTTGGAACAAAACAAGAACGGAATATATCTAGGGATAGGTGGGATACTATCAGATATCTAGGCTCGTGGATATTTGCCTGATGGAACAAAACAGGAACATTTTTAAGACAGAAAATTCAGATTTGTCAAGGGTATCTGTGACAATTTGACGCGTGACATAATGTCGCACCCCTTTGGGGGGTGGTACGATATATTGAACCCCCACCCAGAAAAAACTAGTTGCTATATCTATTATATAGGCATCTCAAAAAATTTTAGCAATATTTTAGCCTTAATTGATTTTTCGCGGGCAGACCTTGAATTAAATGTGCCCCTCAACCCAGCTTTCTAGCTTTCTAGCTTTCTGAAGGTAAGGGGTAAAAGAAGGATGGGACGCTATGTTTGTCAAAGCTTTATAACTCTTGAGTATCCCACCCTTTACAGGAGACGTGCCACGCGAGGCAGCACATAATTATTATACATTATGATACCTTGTAAAACAACCCCCAACCTGCTATACTACAAACATGCCAAAAGATGCTAAAATTCAAGTGCCAGGCTCTAATGTGTTATTAACCCCACGTCAAGAGTTATTTTGCCATGAGTTCATCAAAGATCTTAATGCCGTAGCTGCAGCAATTCGCGCGGGCTATGCAAAAAACAATGCAAATAAGAATGCATACATGTTAACTAAAGATCCTAAGATTTCAGAACGACTTGCAGAATTAAAAGCCGACCAAACAAAGCGTACTAAAATTGAAGCGGACGATATATTACGTCGCCTAGTACGTATCTCTGAAAAGACAGAACAAGAAGGAGATTACAACGCGGCTATCCGCTCTTTAGAATTATTAGGTAAACATCAGGCTATGTGGACAGAAAAGACAATTAATGAAACAACAGTAAAAAATGCGTTTGCTACGGGCAACTCCGAAGAAGACGTACAGAGAGACATTGAACGCCTTAAAAAGATTGCTGCCCCCAAACTTAAATTAGTAGAAAACCAATAAGGAATCATTATGGCTGGAAAAAGTTACGAAAAAGAAAGTAAAAGAGTTATGGATAAAAGGGCAAAAAGAAAAATTGAATTAGATAAAATAAACAAAGATCTAAAGGATGCCCCAAAAAGAACTGATGCAGAAGAGGGTGCAATGCAACGTAACACTACTGTAGCCGCGGCTAAAAAAAGAACATCAGATTTAAACAAAAATGCTAGAAAAACAAAAGATACTCCTAAAAAAGCAGAGTTATCAGATTATGAAAGTCAGTTAAAAGCATTATTAGCTAATAAAGATAAACTTGTAAAACAAGACAGTGGAGATGGTAGAAATAAATACTCATACCAAATTAATCAATTAACAAAAAGAATGAAAGCTGAAGGTTTAAAATTTAAATCTTTGTTAAGAGACGTAAAGAAACAAGAAAGAGAGGGCACATTTGACAGGGGCGCTGAAGGCAAAGCTAAAAACGCTCTTCGCAAAAAAATGTATAAAGAAAGAAACCCAACACAACAAACAGGCCCACGCGCTAAATAATGTCAGAAGCTAATCGTAGAGACTATACAGATCCTAAGAAAGCTGTAAAAGATTTACTTAAAGTAGGATTAGGTTCAACAATAAATAAAGGATTAACAAAAATTCCTGGGTATACTAAGGTTAAAGATAAAATAGATAACTCAGGTTTTTCAATATCTGCAGATAATAATTCAGTTGGTATTACCTTTACTAAAAAATTTGGCGGAAATAAAAAGAAAAAGAAAAAGAAGAAAATAAAAAATGACAAAGATTAAAGTTACAGGAGATATAAGTATGGTACTAATACCTTTGCTAAATGAATACGATCCATCACTACCACTAACTGATCCTTACTCTCAGTTAGCTCTATGGGGTGGAACACCGTATGTCATCAAGCAGTGAAGATAGAGATGCAGCTACACGACTAGCAATATATCAATCTAGAGATGATCTATTAGCATTTATCATGCTAATGAATCCTAGCTTTAGTGTAGGCCCACATCACCGAGTTTTATGCGATCAATTGATGCGCATTGAGAGTGGAGAAATAGATCGTCTTATGATCTTTATTTCACCTCGTTCAAGTAAATCCTTAGTTACATCTACATACTTTCCCGCGTGGGTATTGGGACGTAATCCTTATTGGCAAGAAATTGCTGTATCACATAGTGATGACTTAGCAACTAGGTTTGGTCGCGCTATTCGTGATATTATAAATACAGATGCTTATTCATCTATATTTCCTAAAGTTAATATTCGTAGAGACAACCGTGCGGCAAACTCATGGGCATTAGAACATGAAAAGAATCAAGCAGGTTCATTCCTTGCAGCTGGTTCTGGATCAGGTATTGCAGGTTTTGGTGCTCATATAGCAATCATAGATGATCCTATATCTGAGCAAGACGCATTTTCAAAAACAAGACGAGACAGTTTAAATGAGTGGTATTCCTCTGGTTTACGTACAAGGCTTATGCCTAAAGGTAAAGTTGTTATAGTTATGACCAGATGGCATGAAGATGACCTAGCAGGGCACTTACTAAAACTACAAGATAACTCACCTATGTCAGATAAGTGGGAAGTAGTCAGTATCCCTGCCCTAAATACAACTGAATCTTTAGAAAAGTTAGAAGATGGCCGCGAAAAGCTTATAGAACAAGGGTATTTGTCCGAAGATTTTACTAATTTAGAGTTAGGTGAGTCTTTTTGGCCTGAATCTGACCAGGAAGACGGATTTTGCTGGACAACTGAAGACATAATTAGAACTAAAAACAATACACCTGCCTTTAAATTTGATGCATTATATGGACAAGCACCTTCTTCTGAGTCTGGTAACATAATTAAACTAGAATATTGGCAAGATTGGTCAAAAGATGAACCACCTGAATGTGATTATATTATACAATCATGGGATACAGCATTTTCTACAAGAACTACTGCAGATTACTCAGCTATTACTACATGGGGCGTATTTTCAGATGGTATATCTCCTCCGAATCTAATATTACTGGGAGCAGAACGTGGTAGATGGGATTATCCTACTCTTAGACAAAAAGCTGTTGATAAATGGACAGAGCACAAAGCTGACTCTATATTAATTGAGAAAAAAGCTTCAGGTCAATCTTTAATACAAGATTTGCGGTTAGCAGGTTTACCTATATTTGAATTTAATCCTGATAAAGATAAAATTACAAGAGCTTATACCATTACAGGATTGTTTCACAATGGTAGAATTTATGCCCCCTTTAAAAAAGATTGGGCTATGGATGTTATAGATGAAGCTAGGGCATTTCCGACAGGTAATCATGATGATTACATGGATACAATATCACAAGCTTTGTTATGGATGCGTAATGGGGGATATGTTTCCAATAGCGCAGATACATGGCTTGACAGCAATGAAGAAAACATATATAATAGACAACGCAAACGTTACTACTAACAGGCGACAATAGGGATACATATGGCCGTTGAAAAAAGAATACAATTAGAAGATGAGATTGGGGTAGAATTACCTGAAGATGGTGTAATGGATTCTGACATGGAAATTACAATAGAAGATCAACAAGAAATAGATGCTGCAGAAGCAATGGGCATGTTGCCTGATGAAGAAGATGGTATGGAATTAGAAGTAGATGATCATGAAGCTAATTTAGCAGATATACTTGATGAACAACAGTTAGTTGATGTTGCAAGAGAATTGTCGGACGCATTTGCAAATGATAAAGATTCAAGAGAAGATTACGATAGCATTGCAGAAGATGGTGTTACATTATTAGGTTTACAAGATGAACGTGGAGATGAACCTTTTCCAGGAGCTTGTGCTGCAACACATCCAGCACTAACACAAGCTGTTGTAAAATTTCAAGCAAAAGCATATAAAGAATTATTCCCTACAGAAGGGCCAGTACGTACAAGAATTATAGGAACACAAAATCCTGAAAAAATGGAACAAGCTAATCGTGTTCGACATTTTATGAATTATCAAACACAATTACAAATGCCTGAGTATGGCCCTGAACTAGATCGTTTATTATTCTATGTTGGGTTATATGGTTCAGCATTTAAAAAAACTTATTGGGATGCAACTCTACAAAGACCACGTACGCAGTATGTTAAAGCTCAAGATTTTTATATAGATTATTATGCATCAGATTTAGAAACAGCAGAAAGATTTACACACACGTATTCAATGTCACAAAATGAAATACGTAAATATCAGTTAGCTGGAATGTTTAGAGATACAGAAGTAATGGATTCAACTATGGATAGTGAATCAGGTGCAGAAGAAACAGCTAATGAAGCTGTAGGTGTATCTAGACCTTCTATGCAAAAAGATCGTGTAGAAATTTTAGAAATGCATGTAAATTTAGATTTACCTGGATTTGAAGATGAGAATGGTATTGCATTACCTTACATTGTTCACATGACAGATGATGATAAAATTTTAGCTATTAGACGAAATTGGGATCAAGATGATCAAGCAAAAAAGAAAAAACATTTCTTTACACATTTTACAATGATTCCAGGATTAGGATTTTACGGATATGGTTATCTACATTTAATTGGTGGGTTAACTAAAACGGCTACGTCCTCTATGCGTCAATTAATTGATGCAGGTACCTTTGCAAACTTACCAGGGGGTTTTAAGGCACACGGTCTTCGTGTACTTGCCCCTGATGAGCCAATTGCTCCAGGTGAATGGAGAGAAGTAAATAGCCCAGCAGGAGATCTTGCTAAATCATTACAACCATTACCATTTAAAGAACCATCAAACACTTTATTTAACTTAATGCAATATGTAGTTAATACAGCAAAAGAGTTTGCAGATTCTAGTGACCAAATTGTAGAAAATGGATCTAATTATGGGCCTGTAGGTACAACAATGGCATTATTGGAACAATCATCCAAGATGTTCAGTGCTGTACACAAACGGTTACATTCAGCTCAATCTAAAGACTTACGTATTTTAGCAAGGATAGATCATGAGTATCTACCTGAAATGTATCCCTATGAAGTAGCAGGTGGTGCACAACAAATTTTTAAAAACGATTTTAATCTTAAAAGTATTGATGTTATACCAGTATCAGATCCTAACATGCCTAGTGAGTCACACAGAATTGCAAAGATAAATGCAATCATGACTATAGCTCAACAACAACCAGAAGCCTACAATATGCAACAGATTGGTATGGAGTTATTTCAAGCAATGGGAATTGATGAACCTGAAAGATATTTAAAACAGAAACAACAACCTATTAGCGCTGATCCTATAACTGAAAATATGGCAGTGATGAAAGGGGCACCTTTGCAAGCTAAACCTGAACAAAATCATGATGCTCATTTAGTAACACATGCAATGATGTTACAGAATAAAACGTATCAAGGTAATCCACAAATGGTGCAGTTATTAACTTCACATATACAAGATCATATGGCATTAAAGTACAGACAAGAAATGATACAAATGATTCAAGATCCACAAATGCAACAAGCAATTATGGCAGGACAGCCATTACCTCCTCAGATAGAAAATCAAGTAGCATTGATGGCAGCTAACGCAGCAGATCAAGTTAATCAATTAGATATAGAAAAAGAAAAAATCTTATCTGGTGAAAAAGAACAAGATGATCCTGTTAGCAAACAAATAGAATTGCAACAAATGGAACTAGATCTTAAACGTCAAGTTCACATGGATAAGATCGCATTAGAAGAATCTAAAATGATTATAGATGATGAGAATAAAGATGAAGACCGATTGCTTAAATCTGAACAGATGAACATGAAGTTTTCAGCAGACATAGCAAGAGATGCTAAAAAAACTGTAAGCATAGCAATGAAGGGAATGGATAAATAATGAATAAAGGAACACATAAAACTAAAAGTGGCAAAACTGCTAAAAAAGGTCTGTGGTACAATATTGCACAGAAAAAGAAAAAAGGAAAGAAGATGCGTAAGAAGGGTGCTAAAGGCGCTCCAACTGAAGCAGCTATAAAACGAAGTCAATCATAAGGAGAATATAAAAATGAAAAACGCAGCAAAACCAAAAAAAGAAGGACTTACA